ACAACCCTAAACACCGGCTTCATGAACACGGACGTTTCGATCACAGTCAGGGTTCCGGCAGGTACAAAGATGATCTATGCCGAGCCTTTTAGTTATTTTGGTGAGCGAGGATATGCAGGCGAAAGCTGGAATGGCGAAAAAGCAAACCGTTTATCACGGGAGTTTGAGACTATACTTGCCGATGGATATACATACAAAGTTAATAACGTCAAATACAGCGGCGGCGCATGGGACATAACCTTGGAGGTCATGAAGGAGCAGCGAAAAGGATATTTTGAGATGACTAAGGAGGAAATGGATGCAATTAATAAAGCGAAAATCAATAAATGATGACGTGCCGTTAAGCGCTTTTGGTGCATGCGCAGATATAGCATGCAAAACATGCAAGTTCAAAAACACGGGGCGGGAGCCGGTTGGTTTTGACAGAAGCCATTGCCAGTTTTATCCGCAGGACAAGCCGGAGGACATTTACTTTTTTGCGGCGCCGTGTCCATATTATGTGGATGAAAAAGCTTGACAAATAGTGTATAATAGGTTAAAGGATAAAAAAATGACGGAAGAAATTAACTTAAACTCCGAGACGGAGGAATCGAGCGAGACGTTCGAGAGTTGGTACGAGAAGCTTGATGAGAAGAGCCGAGGACTTCTGGACGGGCATATTCAGGGACTGAATAACTCCGTGAAGGCAACCAGAGCCGAACGCGATTCCTACGCTAAGCAGATCAAAGAATTGACGTCAAAAGCTCAGGAAGGTTCTGAATTAAAGCAGACCTTAGAGCAGATGACGAAGCAGCTCGAAGAAGCCAATCGAAGAAGTGAGTTCCTCGAGAAAGCGGGCGAAGTCGGTTGCTTAAATTTAAAGGCAGCTTATGCGTTGGCTGTGTCTGAAAATCTTTTTCGGCGTGATGGAACGCCGGATTGGGACGCGATCATAGCAGAGGCTCCGCAACTTTTTGAACAAAAGGGGTCAGTCCGTACGAAAGCCGGTGCAAACGCCACTTCATCAGCGGCACAAAAAACCGGTGCTTCGATGGATGATCTGATTAGGAACCGTTTTGGAGGGCTATAATGGCTAAATATGATGAAATTATTACGCGGACTAATGTCAGTTCGCTTATTCCTGTTGAAACCTCGAATGAGATCATTCGGGAGGTTCCGCAGAATTCTTTCGTGATGCGTTACGCAACGAAACTGCGGAATATGGCGGCAAAGGAGTCCGTCCTTCAAGTAAATACCGCTCTGCCGTATGCGTATTTTGTAAACGGCGACACCGGCTTGAAACAGACAACTTCCATGGAATGGGAAGGCGTCAAAGTTACCGCCGAGGAAATCGCCGCGATTGTGCCGATTTCGGAATCCGTTTTAGATGATGCCGCAGTCCCAATTTGGGATCAGGTACGACCGGCGCTCATCACGGCTATTGGCAAAGTGATTGATGAAGCCGTAATTTACGGAATTGGTAAACCGGCAAGCTGGCCAGCCGCGATTTGGGATGAAGCGGTCGCTAAGGGTCACACAGTAGATATTTCCGCTAACGGCGGCGATCTATATGCGACCTTGCTCGAGGCAGGCGGGCTATACTCTATGGTAGAAGAAGACGGTTACGCAGTCAATGGGTTAATTTCTCATTTATCTATGAGAGCCAAACTGCGTGGCGTCAGAACCGACTTGGGACAACCGATATTCATCGAAGATATGCGGAGCGCAGTGAATTACTCGCTGCTCGGCGTTCCGATGGAGTTCCCCGATAACGGCATCATGTCAGATCCTACGAAGTTGATGATCGCCGGTGCATGGTCGAAATTAGTTTATTCTATTCGGCAGGATATCACGTGGAAGTTTTTAGATCAGTCCGTGATTTCGGATGCAGACGGTAAAATCATTTTCAACCTTGCACAGCAAGACATGGTTGCATTGCGGGTCACCATGCGACTGGGTTTTGCCGTTCCGAATCCGGTGAGCTATATAAAACCGAGGGAGAAGCGATATCCTTTCGCGGTTTTGACGGCAAACGGTACTTCTTCGAAGTAGAATGTTCAAGATCTTTCGTTTTGCAGATCATCAAGGGAAAGGGCAAGCTTACCGGCTTGCCCTCTTGTCTTATGGATGGCGAGAATCAAGGTATAGTAGAAGCCGGTGCGCTTTCGGGCTTTCCGATGCTGATTGGCGGGAAGAGTTTATCAACCCACTTTTGTACACGAAGACGCCGGTTTTCCTATATCCGCATGCTGCCAGACCGATGGTTCAGTATGATGGACTCGTAACACCGAAACCTGTAACTGCTATGTTTACGATTGCCGAAGGCGGGGTTGAGCTGATGAAAATGATCAGTTACCCGTATCCAGTTGAAGCCGTAGGCTGGACATATACTGAGGTCGGCAACTTTCAACCACTTGACAGGGAGCCGGAGAACATTCTTTTTGCACCGATTCATCCCAATGCCAATGGCTATTTGAACCAAGTAGACAAAGATTTGAACCGAAAAACCTTTGATGCGCTGGAAAAATATACCAAAAAAGCCGGTATAAAGTTGAAGGTACGCTATCTTAGGTCATGGGAGCTAAGCGGTTTACCCGACCCGGAGGAATATCCGGATGTCGAGTGGATTTTTGCTAAGCCGAACGGATCCACGGTTGATATTCGTCTTTCTGATGTGATCGTTTCGCATCAGACTTTCGCGTATATGTCGATCGCTATCGGCAAACCGACGCTTATGTTCGGTGAGGATATACCACCTCGATCGGGCAACACCGAAGAAGGTTTCGAGTACGTCAAAAATTGGGACAAATACAAAAACTATCTTGCTTATCCGCTTGATATCCTGAATAACAAAAAATCGGCGGGCGGCATGCCGGTGGCAGAGTGGATCAAACTGGCTTGTACTACGGATGAACCGATAAGAGAATGGAAGCAGCGGTTCATCGGCAAACCGTTTAATCAGAAGAATTTTGTACAGCGATTAGAATCGTATCTACAGGAAGGACGCTATGACCGCAGAGATTGACTTAATCAGGCAGATGACGGCAGAAGACAGTGAGAACAGTGAATTTACTGATGAAGCTATTTCCTTAATGCTGGAATACTGCGAAGACGATATCAACCGCACGGCGGCACTGATTTGGGATTTGAAAGCCGCAGACGTGGCGAAGAACATGGATTTTTCGGCGGACGGGGCAGATTTCTCAGCTTCTCAGGTATACGAACATTACAGGGAGATGGCGAGATACTATCGCAGTCTGAGAAAAGCCGGTACAGTCGAGCTTGTAAAATATCCGAGAGAAAGAAGGAGTGATGCCGTTGATCCTCGAGACTGATGATTACGGATGGATGCAGAACATACAGAAGTCTACTATGACCGATCGCTGTATCATCCGCCGACCGGCAACCGGGGAAGTCAACGGCTGGGGTGATATTGTCAAAAGCCGAAAGACAGGGACGGAAACTATTTGCGGGCTAAAGATGGTAGATCGGGAAACAAAGTCAACTGACGGAGAAATATTTGACGTGATCGAGTCAGACGCCGAGCTGCGGTTGCCATTGGACGTCGAAATTCATCCGGAGGATGAAGTAGAGATTACAGAGCGTTATGGCAAGACGATAAGCCCGACGATCGTGTTTTCCGTCGTCCGTTTTCCTCGTGTGGGACCCACTGCGCAGGTTGTGCTTTTGCGGAGAAAAACGGCATGAATAGCTTTGGTGACATCCGCATTGAACTGAAAGGGAAAGAGGAGCTTGAAAAAAAGCTGAACACGATGAGCTCGCAGATCAGCGGTGATGTTGCTCTCAGAGCTGTAAACACTGGAGCGGCGATTATTGAAACGAAAACAAAACTGCAAATGGACAAGGTTTTGCATCGGCGAACCGGTATGTTGATAAATTCTGTTTCTTTTTCCGGACAGAAGGTAGGCAAAGGTGCTGTCGCCACGATACGAGTAGGGCAAGTTTACGGGAAAATCCATGAGTACGGTGGAACTATTGTGCCGATCAGGGCGAGAATGCTTCACTGGGTAAATGAAAAGGGTGAGGATGTTTTCGCAAGGAAGGTCACGATACCGGCGAGACCGTACATGAGACCGGCAATTGCGGAGTCAGAAGATCAAGTTTTTGATGCGATGGGGCGAGTTATTGACAGTGCTCTGAAAGGAAGTGGGAAATGACGGCAGATATTCATCAAGCGGTACATAAAGCGATTACGGATTGCTTGCCGGAATATCCAGTGTACCATATCAATGCCGGCTATGATGAACAGAACCTACTCATCGACGGGAAACTGGCTTGTATTGTCTATAAATTTGACGAAATCACACCTGATATGACTATGTCCGGTCCCAGTGGATTATATAGAGTTAAACTGCAAATCAGTGCATTGGGAAAAACGAACGAAGTCCGATATATGGATGAGGTTTTAGTTGATACGCTCTCAGGACGGGTTGTCATAGATGATGTTACAATTATCTTAATACCTGGAATTGGTGTAGATATCGAAGAAGCGAACAATTTGGTAAAGCGGATATCGCGGATCTGGAAAGGAATGATAGAGATATGAAAAAATGGATGGGATTTGATGTTTACGAATGCGGCGACTGCTTATTTTCCACTTTGGATAAGGAAGAATTCGGGAGGCACTTGCGGGTAAATAAGCATAATCCTAAATATTATCCAAAGATGGAAGAAAAGCCGGAGAAACCGGTATATGCAATCAGTGAGGAGCCGGAATATAAAGTACTCAGTTATGTTCCGGAAGAATCAGTTGAGGAGCCGAAAGTCATCAGACGCGGCAGAAAAAAAATAGAGAATCCGGTCGAGGAAACCGGAGGAGAAGACGAGGTGAAAGATGAGTAAGTCAAAGGCAAATTATGGCGTTATTCTGGAAATTGGCGATGGAGCTTCTGAAGAAAGCTTTGTAGCCGTTCCGGAAGTGCGGATGGTTCCGCCGATCGAAGAATCCACGGATGATATCGACGTAACTCATCACGGGAGCGGAAAATATCGCGAGTATATCCGTTCCGGTTTGATGGATACTGCGGAGTTCTCTTTTGACATGAACACGGTTTATCCGGATACGGTTCAGGATCAGATCAGGGAGCTAAAACAGAGCGGATTAGTCGTGTCATGGCGAATCCGATATCCAAATGGCATGGGCAGAGAATTCAAGGCATATGTCAAGAATATCGTTTTCAATGAAGCCGATGCACAGTCACCGGATGCACTGGTTGAAACCGTGACCTTGAAGCTAACCGGAGAAATTACGGATATCAGTGAATTACCCGATGTGAGCTTATAGGAGGCAGCATGGCTTTGATCAAAAGCGCTGATGAAATCCTGAGCAAGGATGATTTTTCATACGCTGTTATTGACGTTCCGGAATGGGGCGGATCGCTTCGCATCCGCTCTCTTTCCGGTGCAGAAAGAACGATCATCACAAAAATGATAAATCAGCGAAAAGATGGCGACGGATTATTTGAAAAATTAGTCATGTTGGCATCAATCGATGAGGATGGGAAGCCGCTTTTTTGGGATGATAAGCAGAAGGATGTTTATCTGATAGCTTTACAAGGCAAATCGGCAGCGGTGACGCAACGGGTTGGCAAAGAAATTTTAAAACTTTCCGGCTTCACGGAAGATGCTGTTCCGGATGTCGAGAGCGCCGAAAAAAACTGAGCGGCAACCCGGAGCGGCTTTTTCTGTACCGATTAGCCGCGACTTTAGGCTTCCCGAACGTGGACTACATGGCGAGCATGATGACAAGCCAGCAGATCACGGAATGGGAAGCTTTTTATAAAATGGAGCCATTTGGAGTCGATCGCGTGGAATACCTGCTTAGCATGTTCATGTTTTTATATGCCAGTGCGAATCGTGGCAAAGGAAAAAAGCCGAGGCAGAAGGACTTTTTACCGTTTTTATACAAAAAGCCGAGCGATGAAAAACTATGGGAAGAATGGTTCCGGATGCAAACAATGAAGGATTTTGATAATGGCTACTAACGTTGGCTCGCTCGAAGCAACCCTTGCGCTAAACGCAAAGGGTTTTACTTCCGGCGTTGATGATGCAAAGTCGGCGCTCGGAAAATTCGGCGATAGCATCAGGTCTATCGGTTCCGTTGCCGCCGGCGTTCTCACAGCCGGTGCGATTACCGGCATGGTTCATAGCATCCAGCAGGTAGGAGCTGCTGCTATCAATGCCGTTGCTTCGATGCAACAGATGGAAAAAGCCATTCAGTCTTTGGCAGCTTCTGAGCTTGTCAGAGGCTCTAAAGGTACGCTTTCCTTCACAGACGCACTGGATAAAGCCGGTAAAACGGCAAATGAGACAATGGAATATATCCGTGAATTATCCATTGTGTCACCTTTTTCTTATGAGTCTGTAATTTCCGCATTCCAATTGAACGCATCCATGGGGCAAACGAT